CCCATGTCAAGGAGCGACAGCGCGACCGACTGCCCCATGTTCCTGAAGGCCTTGCCGATCGTCTGCGTGCCCATGATCACGCCCTTGATCGCGGTGGAGAACGCGCCGGTGATCGCGCCGGCGATCTCGCTCCAGATCCGGACCGACTCGACCAGCATCTCGTTGTCGATCTGGTTCATCGCGGCCGCGTGCCGGCGTTTCAGCTCCGCGATCTTGCCGAGCTGCTCCTGGTAGGCGACTGGATTCGTGGAGGGGTCCAGCGCCATCAGCTCGAGCTTCTTCTGCATCGCCTCCAGCTCGATCGCGTACTCGATGTCCTTCAACTCGCGCAACCGCTCCAGCTTCTGCTTGGCGGTGATCTGGCCGAGCTTCTCCAGCGTCTCCAGGTTGTCGCGCTCCAGCTCCACGCGCGAGAGCTGGGACGCGCGGTCGTGCTCCATCGCCAGGTCGCGGAGCTGCATCTGCTGCTTCGCCCACTCGTCGGTCGCCTTCTGCACCTCCGCCAGCGCCCCCTGGTACTCCTTGCTCGCGCGGCCGTAGTGCTGCGCGGTCATGTCCGCGACCCGCGCGGCGAGGTTGATGCGGCCCTCCGCGCTCGTCTGCGCGGAATCCATCTGCGCCTTCAGGTCCGCGGCCTCGGCGTCGTAGGCGCGCTTGCGGATGTCGCGCTCCGCGTCGTAGTACCGCTTCAGTACCGCCGACTGCTCTTGGCTGCCGTCGCGCACGAGGAGCAGCTTCGCCTTCCAGAAGTCCCGCTCCTTCTCTTTGGTGAACTGCTCGAAGGAGCCCTGCTCGAGCTTCAGCCGGTCGTAGGCGTTGCGCTGCGCGGCGAGCTCGGCCTCCCACTTGGCCATGCGGCCCTTGCGGTCGTCGTCCGTGTACGACTTCCCGCCTTTGCCCGCAGCCGGGCTCGCGCCCTGTTCGGTGCCCATGTCGAACGCCGCCGCGATCTGTCCTGCGGTCTTCCGCGCGGAGGCGGAGATCTCGTCGAACGAACTGTCCCAGTTCGCGGAGACGTTCTTCGAAATCTGCTTCAGCCGCTCGCCGGCACCGGCGAAATCCCCGCTCGCGGCGAGAGAGGCGGCTTCCGCCACCGCCGCGATCGGCTCCACGATCGAGTAGATCGTCGAGGCCGCGATCCTGAAGGTGATCACCACGCCCGTCAGGAACAGGTTGAACGCGGAGGTCAGGCCGCCGATCGCTCCGCGCATCACCAGGACCGCGGCCGGGCCCATCGACGCGAGCCAGTTGCCCAGGTCGGTGAGCACCGGCATCAGCGCCTGGCCGATGCGGTTGCCCAGGGCCTCGCCCACGTCCTTTACGTCGTTCATGGCCTTGCGGAAGGCGTCCGCGCGCGACACGCCCTCGGGCCCGACGGTGAGCTGTAGCTCCGCCATCTTCTGCCGCGCCTGCTCCATGACCTCCGGGGTGAGGCGCATCATCTTGTTCACTTTGTCCCAGCCGCGGCCGAAGAACTCGCTCGAGGCGAGGTTGCGGTCCGTCCCCTCCTTGAAGGCCAGCATCGCAGAGAGCGCGTTGCGCATGATCTGGTCGGTGTTGAGGAGCTCGCCGTTCGCTCCGCGCGTTTTGATCCCCAGCTCGTTGAAGCGCTCCTCGTTCTCGCGGAGCTTGGCGATCATCTTGCCCATCATCGTGGTGTAGTCCTCGGACTTCACCTCGATGTCGCCCAGGGCGATGCGCAGCGCCGCCGCTTCCTCCGTGGTGACGCCCATCGCCTGCGCGAGGAGCGCCGTCTCCCGCGTCATCTGGGCGGTGTCGTTGATCACCTTGCCGAAGAGCGCCCCGCCCGCAACGACGGACCCCACGGCGGCCAGCACTCCGCGAACCTGGATCGCGCCCTTCTTGATCACGTCGAACGTAGAATTCATGCCCGAGACGAACGGGTTCATGTCGATCTGCATGAACGCGCCGCGGATCGAGGAGGCCGCCGCCTGCGAAGACGTCATCGCCTTCTGCGCCATGCCGTCCATCTTCGCGTCGTAATCCGAGCGATCGGCGGTGATGTCGGTCCGGAATTCGTCTTTGATGGTCATGGGTCGCCTATTCGGCGGGCGCGGGCGCCTTCGCCGGGCCCATCAGATCGTCGAGGATGGCGCCCGCGGAGTCCGCGAGCGGCGTAGGCGTGCGCGGCCTGCCGCGGTTGATGCCGAGGTACGCTGCGACGGACTGATGCACGGGCGGGTGCTTGTCCCAGGTCTTTCGGAGCCAACGCAGCCGGGGAAGATCCAGATCTTCCTCGCACTGGTCCCACCGCCAACCCGTGGCGGTGCAGACGAATGCGACGAGCTCGTCCAGTTCTATGGGCTCGCCGGCTTCTTCTCCCCCAGGGCGGGCCCCGAGCCGTTGACCCGCATGATCGCGGAGAAACACTCGGTCAGCTTGTCGATTTCGAGGTGCTCCTCGATCTGCGCGAAGTTCGCCTCCGGATGGTTGCGTTTGAGGCTCTCCTTGACGATCTCCGTCATCTCGAGGACCTCGTCCACGCCGGCTTCGACGCTGCCGTCCGCGAGGTGCCTGGCCCTGTTCATGAATTCCCTGTGCTTGCGCAGGGACGCGATGTTGAGCGGCGGCAGCGTATACTTCTCGCCGCCGATTTCGACTTCTCTGCCGGGAATCATTGGTGCCCTTCTTCTAGTGGATGAGTGAACGGACCTCGCTCTCGACGCTCTCCGCGTTTTGAGGGTCCATGCCGATGGCTTTGAAATTCTGGTAGACGACAGGATTGCGGAACGAGATGAACTTCTCCACCGCCGCGATGACACGATGCGGGGACTGCCTGACGAAGGCCTGCCGGTCGCGGAAGTAGGCGGGCAGGTCCGCGGCGCGCAGATAGCTCGGCAGCGCGTCCAGGGTGCGCTGCAGGATCTCCTGGATCTGCGCTCGCGGGAGGCCGCAGCCGGAGAGGTCCTTCTTCTTGAACAGATCGAGCATCAGGTCGCGCTCGTACGCGTCCCAGCGCTCGATGCGGCCGAGGATCTCCAGGACCCGCACCCGCTCCGCGCGCGCCTGCTCGAGCGTGCCGCACTCGAAGTGCGGGACGCAGTGCACCAGCCGATACTCCGCGACCAGCTTCATCGCCGCGGCGAACGTGCAATCCGCCACCGCCTCGTTCACCCCGAACGCCGCCGCAACCGTGGAGATGGCGACGCCGTTCAGCAGGTTGGCGACGATGAGCCGGTCCTGGTCTTGCACGAACGTTCCTTTGCCTTTCTGTCCGATACAGGGGGATCTACAAGGGGGATGTTTCCCCCTTGTTCCGCGCTAGCTCGCTTCCGCCAGGCTCCAGGTGCCGATGTTGTTCGCGGAGTCCGCCTGCGCGGACCAGTCGAAGTCGGGAACCGCGAAGTCCTCCGACTTGGTGGCGATGCCGAGCTTGCTGAACACGTTGGAGTTGAGCGTGATGGTGCTGCGCAGCGTGTTGAAGAGCTGTGTCGCCACGACCTTGAAGGTCGGCGCCACGCCCATCAGCGGGTTCGTGATGGTGAGGGTCTCGCCCGTGGACGCGATCGTGTACGTGTAGCTGATCTTCGCCGTCTTGCCGGTGTCCGCGGTGTTGAACAGATACACCCCGCCGGCCGAAACCGTGTACTGCCCGGCGGCCGGCGCGGCCGCGACGCGCACGAACGGGATGCTGTTGGCCGCGTCGTACACCCCCAGGTCGGTGACGAAGGTGGCGCCGTTGGCCACCGTGATCTGGAAGGGCGTGCCCGGGATCGCCGCGGACTCGTCCTGCGCCACCGAGGACTGGCCGACCGCCTTGCTGCCGCCGAAGAACAAATTCAGCAGGCGCCCGGAGAGGCGCGCGGCCTGCGCCTTGCACGTGATCTTGCCCGTGCCCCGGCCGACCGCGACCGGGAAACCGTACTGGCCGGTGAGCTCCTTGTTGCTGAACGAGAAGTCGATGCCGACGCTCTGCAGGATGCCAAAGGGCGCCGGCGTCGGGTTGGCGGCCGAGTCGATCGCCCAGGCGGAACCGGAAGCGAATCCGAATTGCATGGTGTGCTCCTTTTCAGTTGAAAATTGCGGGGATTGACTGCGGGGCCTACGCGTCCGCGGAGAGCATCGCCTTCAACTCTTCCTTGGCCGCGTGCAGGGTGTTGTAGAGCCGGGTGTCGTGGGACACCGGCGGCTGGTGGAAATGCTCCTCGAACCATGCGTCGATCGCGCTATCGCATTCAGCGACCGAGCTGCCCGCGAGCGCGATCCGGTCCACGAGCTTCACCACCGCGTTCAGGACCTGCTCGCCGGCCGCCTCGATCGAGCGGCTGACCTCGTCGGAGAGCTTGTTCGTGTACCAGCGCTCGACGACCGCCTGGATGCTCTTCTCGGGGCGCTCCGCGACAACGCCGGTCGCCTTGCCCGCGGATTGGTCGTCGCGGACGATCTTGCTTTCCTTCATGGTGGGGTCTCCTTTTTACGGTTGTTTCGTGATGTCCGAGGCGAGCGTCAGAAACCGGAACGCAAACAGCATCGTCTGGCAGCCGGGCGTGCTGTCGCCCGACTCCGCCTTCCAGTTCTGGTCGGTGAGCCGCGGCGGCCGCGCGAGGATGAGGCCCGCGGCGGCGTAGTTGCGGCCGTACACCAGCGGGTGCACCTGCACCCCGTAGGCGTCCGCCTTGCTCTCCCACACGTCTCCGCGAACGTGAATATCGACCGCGAGGACAAGCTCGTTGTCGTCCACCTGGTCGGAGAACGTGCGCTGCGTGTTGTCCTCCTTGCGGACGTTGAGATAGTCGCCCTCGTCGAAGGTGCTCGCGTCCTCGCGCGCGCGCTCGACTTGCTCCGCGATACCCGGGATCTCCCCGGCGAGGAGGGCTTCCTTCACCTCCTCCGCGATCCGCTCGATGATGGAAGGAGTCGCGTCCATGTCAGGTCCCTTTGCGCAGCTTCGCTTCGAGCTCCGTGCCGTCCTTGTTCGAGCTCGGCCCTTCGCGGACCGTGTACTCCTGGCTGTCGAGCACGTTGCCGTTCGCGTCGCGCGTCTGGAGGGTGACGACTTCCAGGCGCTTCAGCCCTACCAGGACCGAGGCCGGATACGTGATCGCGTAGTCGGTGGACAGCGCATCGCCCGCCAGGACGTGATCCGTGGGCGCCCTGAAACGCACCCGGGCTTCCTGCGCCTCCGCGCCGGACGAGGGCTTCCACAACGCGGTCTTCAAAAAGCCCGCCTTGTCGAAACTCGCGTAGAACTGTTCGGTTGTGAGCATGAGGAAAAAGAACGGCCGTCCGAAGACGGCCGTTTTCCCTTGATGGAGAGAAGAAAGAAACCGCTTACGCCTGGAGCTTGCCCTGCACCAGCGTCGCCGGCCGGGTGTTGTACGACAGCGGGTTCATCTGCACTTGGAGGTGGACCCCCTTGCCGTCCGCCATCCGATACTGTCTTGCGTAGCGAGGCAGGCCCATGGTGTTCACCGTCTCCTCGTAATCCGCCGGAGCGTACACGGTGCTCCACAGCCCGGGCGACCCGACCGGGAAGAAGTGCGCCTTGTCCGCGATGACGAACGGCGTGGCGCCCGACCCGCGATAGTTCTCGAACGTGATGCCGCCGAAATTCAGCGTGGAATACGCGACCCCCTCCCGCAGTTGCGAGGCTTCCTGCTGTTGCAGGTAGGTTGCGCGCACTTCCGAGTTCTTGATGAGGGCATCCCAGAAGGTGTCGCTGCAGAACGAGTACACGCCCCGGAACGGAACGTTGCCCATCGCGGACGTGATCGTCCGGATCACGTCCGTGCAGGTCTTGCGCACCTCGCCATTGGCCGCTGCAGCGAGATTGAACGCGACTTCTGTGGGTTGCGCGACCCCGAACTCCGTGAACAGGTTGTAGAGCGTGGTGGCGTCGCCGTTCAGGATGATCCCGCGCAGCGCCCCCATGCGCATGAATTCCAGCGTCGGGTCGAGGCTCAACTGCACGTGGCGCTGGATCCTGGCGTCGACAATGCCCTGAACGGTCTGCACCTGGCTTTCCTCGCCGAACGCGCGGACGCCTTGCACTTCCTCCGCGTACACCCCGTCGTCGATCTGGTAGTGCGGGATCGTCAGGTTGCGCAGCTTGCGCTTGTCCTTCCCGACCGTCGAGCCAGGCCCGCCGCGAGCGGTGGGGTTGACGATGGAGAGCACGCCGCCCAGCTCCTCGATGGCGATGACGAGCGTCGCAACGGGCTTGTTGTCCCAATCGATGATCTGACCGGCTCGCCCCGGAACGAAGGGCATCTTGGTGACGCGGTCCGTGAGCGACATCACCGAGAACGCATCCGCTTTGAAAATGTCAAGCATGTGGTTTTGCTCCTATGTGGGTTGGGATGGGTTCGGCGCTTACAGGCGGACCATGAGGCCGAGCGCCTCCAGCTGCGCGATGGCGACGTCCTTCTCCGCCGCCGTGATGCCGCCCGGGTAGACCAGCTCGTTGCCGTTGACCTCCGCGTGGCGCGAGACGACCGCGCAGGCCTGGTCGGCGGCCGTGGCGTTCACGTCCGCGAGCAGGATCCCCGCCGCGCGTTCGCTGCCGTCCGTGCCGGCCGGGGCCAAAATCTTGTACTTCGCCGTCGTCTGCGACACGGTGATGTTGAACTGGTCGCCTGCGACAAAGTCGGTGCCGCCGTCCGCGATCGTGAAGTTGATCGCGCCGGTGAACGCGACCGCGACCGTGCCGTTGCCCATCGTCCTGCCTTCGGGATCCTCGACGGCGAACTCGCCCGCGTTGGTCGCCGGCTCGACGATAGTGACCTTGTAGACGCCTTCCTTCGCCCCGCCGCCGACCGTGAGCGAGCCGATGGTGCCGGTGCCGGTATTACCCGCCGCGGCCGCGCCGGTGATGGTGCCCGCGGTCACGGTCTTGCCGAGCACCGTGCCCGCCCCGAGGTTCTGCCCCGAGACGAGGATGCCGTTGTCGCGGCTGCGGTTGCCGTTCGCTTCGCTGATCAGGAAGCCCGCGGCGTGTAGCGTTTCGACTTTTTCAGTCATTGCCGTACTCCTTCAGAAGTTGGAAAAAATGCTGCTGGTCTCGCCTTCGCGCGCGGGCTTTACGTGCGCGCTTGCTGCTGGTTGAGCCGGGCGTAGATCGCCGCGGTGTCAATGCGCGGCTTGCCCTCGCCGCCGCCGTCGCCGGTGTCCACGCCGACTTTCGGGTTCGGTAGCTTGTTCATGAGGGCCGCGAACGCGTTGCCGGTCGCCGGTTCCTTCGCGGCCTTGGCGAGGAGGCGTGCGGCTTGCTCCACGCCCATGTCCGGCTCGAACGCGAGCGACGCGGCGAGCTGCGGCCGGTCCTTCGCCTCCGCGTGGGTCAGGATCCCGCGAATGCGCTCGCGCTCCGCGTTCACGCCGGCCGCGTGGCCTTTCTTTTCGCCTTCGGCGAGTGCGGGGGTACGCGCTTCGGTGCGCGCCGCCTCGAGCTGCGCGTCGGTGTGCTTCGCTTGGTTTGCGGCGTTCGCGAGGTCGGCCGCGGTCTTATCGGTCATGATGATCGTCTCCTGTGAAGTTGAAGGACCGGCCGCAGCCATTCGCGTACCGGGTAGAACACCTGTGCTGCCGCTCAACGCGGCCTCGAGCAGCGCCACGACTTCGTTCAGCGTGGCGATGCCGTCGATGAAGCCGCCCTCCAGGGCCTGGGGCGGGGTGAGGAGCGAGGCCTCGGTGGCGCGCGCCGCCTCCGCGGAAATGTTCCGGCCCTTGCCGACGTCCGCGGTGAAGAGGTCCATGAAGCGGTCGACCTCGAGCTGAAGCCGGTCGCGTCCCTCGGGCGGCAGCGGCTTGTGCGAATTGAGGTCCACCTTGCGCGCGCCGGCGTAGACCACCGTGTACGTGTAGCCCATCTGCGCGTCGCGCTTGCTCTGGTCGACGTGGAGAGCGACCGCGCCGATCGAGCCCACGCCGCCGGAGATCGCCGCGTAGAATTTCTCTCCCTGGCTCGCGAGCCAATACGCGGCGCTGAAGGCCTGGTCCGCCGCGACCGACCAGATGCGCTTCTTGCCGCGGCCACCGTAGATCCGGGCGGCCAGGTCCACGATCCCGCTCGCCTCGCCGCCGGGCGAGTCGAATTCCAGGATCACTCCGCGAACGTCCGGGTCCGCGAGCGAGGTTTCGAGGAGGTACGCGATCTCGCTGTAGGAGACCAGGCCCGACATCGCGTCCAGGCCGCTCGCGCGATGCACCAGGGTCCCGAGAATCGGGATCAGCGCGACCCCGCCCTGGGTGAGTGCGTACGGCTTGTCCGCGCGATGCTGCAGGGAAACACCCGCATAGGCGGCTGCGCGCCGCGACTGCTCGCGCTCCGCGCGCTGCTCCGGAGTCTCCGAAGGGCCGTCGTCGTACAGCCGGACATCCTTTTCGCCCATCAGATGGGCGTGGAAAATCCGCTCGATCACCGCGGCTTTCTCGGGATGGATCAAGAGCGGCGTGTTGTACAGCCGCGTCCACAGGTGCGGATAGCGCATGCGGGGACCTCCGGAAAATGAAAAGCCCCGCCGGAGCGGGGCCTTTTTTCGATCTCTTGAACTCTTTTTTAGAGCAGCAGGCCGCTCCCTATGAGAGCTGCGCGCAGGAAGCGCGCACCCACAGCGTGTCGAAGAGCGGGATCTTTTCCCCGCCGCTCGTGGTTGCGAGGCAGGTCAAGCAGTACTGGACTCCGTCCACGCCTCCGATGAGCTTTTGCGACACCTTGGTGCCGCTGATGATTGCCGGCCCCGAAAGCATCGCGGCCGGATTCGCGTCCACGCCCTGCAAGACCGTCACGCTCCACTCCGCGCTGAGGATGGTCTCGCCGGCGTCGAGCTGCCGGATGAAGTTGAGACCGAAGAATTCCTCCGCGCTCGGCGTCTTGGGACTGAAGCCCTTCATTCGTCGTCCTCCCTTTTTCGCGGAGTACCGAAGCGCACGCGCGCCTTGAAGCCGATCAGCATGCGCACGCGCGGCGAGCCGAACCGCGTACGGGAGAGCGGCGCATCGAAGACCGGGCCCTCCGTGAGCGAGATGGCGTCCGCGGCCAGGGCCTGCTCGAGGAGGCTCGCAGTCGTCGCCAGAGTCGCCGACAGCGCCTCGATCGCGGCCACGGTCTCCTGCAGTTGCCCGGCAGCCAAGAGCGCCGCGGAGATCGCGTCCAGCGCCGCGGCCGCTTCCTGCGCCTGCACGACGAACGATCGCGCGCCGTCCACGCTGTCTACTGCGTTCGCGGCTTCGTTCAGGACCGCGCTCGCAACCAGCACCGCGGACGTCGAATCGGAGCTCGTCAGCGCGTCGACCAAGCTCACGGTACCCGAGGTGGACACCGTCGCGTCGATGCTCTCGGCCGCCGACACCGACTCGACCAGCGCCGCCAGGGCCGTCACCAGGACGGAGAACGTGTCCGTCGAAACCAGGGACTCCGCGAGTGCCGCAACCGCCGACAACGCGGCGGAAATCGAGTCCGCCGCCGCACCCGATTCCGCAAGCGCCTGCGTAGTGCTCAGCGATGCTGAGTGCGAATCCGCTGCAGCTCCAGACTCCACCAACTCCTGGGTGGTGGTCAGGATGTTCGACAGCGCGTCGGCCGCGGATCCAGCCTCCGCGATCGCCGCGTCCTTCGTCACCAGCACGTCCTGAACGTCCGCGATCGCGCCCGACTCCGCGATCGCCACCGGGAACGAGGCCGCGCCGCCCCAGGAATCGACCGCGGACACGGACTCCAGGAGTGCCTGCGACGTAACGATGGAGGCCTCAATGACATCCGTAGCGGACCCGGATTCGCTCAGGGCTCCAGTCTGTGCCCCCTGAATACCCGGCACCCATCTGACAGGCGGTGGCGCTTGCCAGCGAGGCGCGCGGCGAAACATGAAGACCTAGCCGCCGATCTCTTGCACCACCAGATGCCCGTAGATGTCCATCGCGTCAGCGGGGGCATCGACCAATTCAAGGGTCGCGCGTTTGCCGGCGTTCAGGAAGATCTCCTCGCCTTCGGGAAACTTCTCGGGATACGGCATGCGCACGTTCCAGGTATATGGACCGTGATCGACAATGGTGCCCGTGCTCGCTTTCGTGGTGTTGAACTGCTCGGCCGTGAGTCCGGCACCGACGCCGGTGCCGTCCTTGCCGGCTGGGGTGGTCGCCGATCCGCCGGACCCGCTCGTCGTCTGCCCCGACTTGATCGTGAAGCGCAGCATCTCCTCTTGCGTGTCCCCAACCTCGGTCTTTTGACCAATAAAGAAGCCGCGGATCATCAACGGTCGCGCTGCATGCGCCACGATCTCGCACAAGTCGATCGAGGTCGTCACCCCGGCGGCGGCGAACGGTACGGTATAGACTCCGCTCATTTTTTCCTGCTCCTTAGAAGCGCATCAAATTGTTCAGGGCCGCAAACGGAGACCACACGAGCGCCTTCGGCGCGGGCGCTGAATCCGACGTGAATAGGTTTTTGAAGAACCATCCACCCCCCGCGCGCGGCGTGTAGTGCGCCGCCGGCGCGACCTTGGGGTTGAAGACGAGTTGGAGCGCCATGCATCAGTCCATTGTCACGCGCAACTCCGGCGCGACCGTGACCGTCGCCACAGCCACCAACGCACCCGATGCCGACGACAGGCCGGTCAACGCTCCGCCGCCCGTCGTGGTCAGAATGTGCCCCTGGGACATATCAGCAGCCAGCCCGCCGGTAGTGGGCTGTGTCGTTGCCAACGCCGTGCGAAGCGCCGCCCACAGGTGCGTCCCCTTAGGAACCAGCGTCGCAAACGCCGAAGTGTTGCGCTTGACGCCAGTGCTGGTGCCAGCATCCACCGTGCCCGTGGCAACGATCTTAGTCAACGTCTGCGCGGATTTGCTTGGCGCGTTTGGTGTGGAGAAGAGTCCGACTTCCTTCGTGTCCGTCCCTGCTCCCGCGCTCGTGATGTGGAACTCCACGAACTTGGGTGTAATGTCCTGCGCCGCGCGTCCGACGTAGATGTAATAGGCGGTGCCGCTGATGCAGACGAAAGTGTGCAGCGTCGAGTGCCCTTTGATCGCGCACTGAAAGATCCGCTGTGAATCGTCAGTCTCGACGTTCGTGAGCAGCCGCGTGTCGGGAGCCGTGGGACCCCCGCGGAAGAATCCGATGCCCTGGATGTATTCCAGCGTTTCACCCGGTTGCAACGTCTCTTTCCAGATCGAGAAGTCGGTGGCGTTCTGGTCGAGGATCACTTCCACGTCGCAGGCGAGCGAGGCGTGTTTATTCCGCCAAGTGGCGCTGATCATCGACTTGAAATTATTGGCGCCCGGCGCATCCAGAGCATCGCCGGTCGCCGCGCTTGCGAAGGCAACCCGCTGCGAGCCGAAATTCACCGGGACGCCGGTCGCCTTCACGAACTCGCCCCAGTTGATGACCGAGTCGATGTCTGCCGCCGAGCTACGGCCAATCTGTAGTTTGTCGGTGGTGACGTGCAGGTCCATAACTATCTCCGCAGCAGTCGCATGATGAATTTTGGGAACCTCAAGAACGAAGTGATGATCCCGGGGGCGCCAGCGTCCGGCGTGTATGTCCCGAAAACCGACCAGCGCTCTGTGTTGTCCGAGGACGCACCGCTCATGACCGCAGGGAAAACCCCCGCGAGCCCCTGAAAGAACAACTCAGTCGCCCCGCCGCTGGAGTCGAAATGAATGTTGGCGTCGTTGCCGCCGGGGATAAGCAGACCAAACCAATACTGCACATCAGCAGCAATGGTCACCGAGATATTCGTCGTCACTACGCCGAACCCGGCAGCGAACGAGCCCATCGTCGTCACTTCCTGCGCGAGTCTATTTCCTGGTGCTCCAGCGTCGTCATCGTAGAGAGCCACGCCCAGAACCGGCGACCCGGAGAGGATGTTCCCATACACTGAAATGGAATCAAGCACCCCGCTAAATTCCGGAGTCGTGAGCGCCTTGACCCAGATGGTGTTCCCTGACGGGTTGTCGGTCGGGGAACTACCGGTTGATGTGTTTCCGAAGGTGGCCATTTAGCGACGTGTCAAATAGAAATGTCCGGCCATCCTCGATTGGGCGCGCGCGAACTCGCGCCGACTTCGATTGCCTTCCCTCCACCTGTTCTGGTTGGCGTTGTCACAGCTTCCTCCAGCGGCCCAGTGATCTTTCGTGGCAAGTCCCGTCACTCAGATCAATCGTTTCGCCATCAACTGGGAACGATACGACGTGCATGTCCTGCCCAGCAGCTCTCGCTATCGTCCCTAGTTCTGAGCGGCTTTTTATCACCCCACCCTGAAAGAGAAATATCTTGCCGTCCTCGGCGTGCGGCACGCCGAGAACCTCACGAAGAGACTTTCGTGCCTGTTCGTTTATCGTCTTTTCGAAATGAATCTTCATATCACGGCGCTGCTGGAATGTTGACCCATCCCGTACCGGACCATCGATACCATTTCGCATCTGCGGTGCGGGTGTAGAGGCTCCCGCCCTGCACCAGGAGCTGCGCGCCAAATCCACCAGCCGCCTGGACGCCCTGAAGCAATAGTGCGTTCCCGCCGGCCGCCGTGGCGGAGCCAAAACTCCACGTTCCTTGCGCGGTCGTGAGAGTTCCGGCCGGCGCGGTGATTGTTGATCCGTCTGGGGACAGACCCGTTACCACAGGAGGAATCACCACAACAGACGGCGGCGGCAGGCTGGACGCCTTAACACCCGGCTCGCAGCGCAGAGTCCCAGCACCCGGTGCGCTGAACTTCAACGGCTTACCAGCGAGCAAGGAACGAATAGAGCTGTCAGTGGCGGCGCCACTTTGGAAAAGCGCGAGTAGCGGAGCGACAAACGGGTTCAGATCCACTGTCTGTCCAGGCATGTCCCAACGGCAGCCGAGAAAACTCCTCAGCGCCAGCGTAGGCGGAGCTTCGAAGAGGGTATACGCGACGAAAGGTTCATTGATGATGTTTTTCTCGCCCGTCAGCGTGATCGTCCATTTCAGAGCTGTTACAACGATGGGACTGACCACCGATGTTTTGGGACCGATCACATCGAATGTCAGCGGTGGGGTCGTGAGAAACGTGAGTAGCCCAAACTTGAGTGTTGGCCCCACCGCAACGAACTTACCCGTCAGGGGATCGGTTCGCGCCATCTGCACGCTCAAGGCCGTCACGGTAGCCGTAGTAGATGACAGCGCCCGAGGGTTAAAAATCCGCTGCTCTAAGGCCAGCGCATTTGTGGCGAGCAACATCAGCACAAAAATCTTTTTCATAACGTTCGGCCTTTCGCTCTCTGTTCGTCTTCGATATCGCGTCGCTTGACGCGGTCCTCTGCGAGCGTCTTGCACGCCGGGTGGCAGACCAAGCCGACGCAACCCCCTTGATTGAAAATGGCCACTGGGGGATATACATCGCCATCGCCAAATGCGCACGGCCCCAGAGTACGGGCTTCGTATGGCTTTCTGCGGCGTCGGACCATGACGCTCATATATCGCTAGCCTCAATGGACTGCCAGCCAAAACTCGCGAGTACGTTGCCGTTGCCGCGCATGAATGAGCCGATTCCAGGATTGCCCGAGGTCAGAACTGAGTTGTCAACCGTGGCTACCTGTACATCATTTTTAAATACCGTGATCGTTGTTCCCACAATCTGTGCGCGGATCACATCGCCGTGAGCGATCGTACCGGTGCCAGGACCAGTGGGGGACAAAACAGTGAAGTCTCCACGATCACCGTTCCACAGGACGATCTGGAATCCGCCACCGGAGTCCGCCAGAACTTCATACGCCCTGGTAAAGTTCGGAGTTATATCAGCGCGCAGAAGCCATTCAATTTCGTGAGCATCAACGGGAGAATACCCGACGGCGCGATGCACGACTCCTTCAATGTAGTGGTCCGCAGAGAAACCGATGAGATGCGCGCAGTTGTCGTCGAACGCGCTCGGATTTGTCGCCGTAGCAAATGCGTTCCCAGAACCCGTCTGCATGTTCTTCCAGAGCAGCCCTGTGGCAAGTCCGTTGACCCAGCGACCACCCTCCGAGATCGGGTTCTCGGTGGCGAGGAAAGAAGTCGAGAACGACGACAGTGCGCCAGAGTTCGGCCATCCCCGAGAACGAAAGGCCGACCTTGCCCTGAGCAACGGGAACGGCGCTCGTGGCGCGAGGCTTAGGGCACGCACCGAAAACTCCTAAAGGTCTGTTCCCGTCCTCACCCCCTCGTCCGTTAGACAGACAACGAATACGTGACATTAAGCGTGTCCAGATTCGCCACGGCCTTATCGCCGCCGGTGAAAAGGCCAGCAGAGAGCAGCGTCCCGGTGGTGCCGTCCTTCGTCGATACCGTATTCAGGAAACCTCCCTTCACCGTTCCCGTGCTGGTGATCGAGAACACCACCGCGGCCGAAGTGGATTTGGTTCCAGCGGACGCAGCCGAAAACGCGGGCGCAGGCCGCGTCCCCTGGGAATATGTCGGGGCGTTCGCGGTACCCGCCTCGAGCCAGCCGGCATGGGAAGCCATGGTGTCGGCAGCCGCGATCGCGGAGAACGAGGTCAGAGAAATCAAACCCATGAACCACGCGGCCGTGTACGAACTCCCCGCAAGCTCGGTGTCGAGGATGTGGTTCTTGCCGACTGTCACCACCGTGTTCTCGATGGCGTCTTTCCACTTTCCCTCGAGCAGCGCTTCGGCGCGAGTGCGGAGTGACAAGTCGTCCGGGAGCAGGACGTCCGCCTCCAGCCGCACTACGCGGTACACATCGACGTCTTCACCGGCGCTTGCGATGATCCGCCTGTACTCGTCGCGGGCGTTTTCGCGGGGCCCGACGCAGGTAAATCCATAGGCTCCCTTCAGCCGGACCTCTTCGTCGATCGACGCGCGGCGGCCAATGAAAACGCCGGGCGTGTCCTGGGCGTTCACTCTCTCGCCCGTCTTGCCTTTGATGGGTTCCTTCATGCGGAGGCTCCTTCGGCAGGCGCTGCGGGGGCGGCGGCTTGCTCGGCCAGCAGCTTTTTCAACGCCACTTCATCGACGACGATCTCTTCGGGAAGGAAATACCGCTCGATCGGATCGCCTGCAGGCTTTCCGTCGAGCCCGTGTGGCCGATAGGAGACGAGGTAGTGCAGCGTCTCGCCGTCGTCGCTGACTTTCATCCCCTTGACGGTCCCGGTGACAGAAGCGGTCCGCACCGGAGTGCCTTTCTTGAGCAAAATCGTCATGCGCACGTCCTCCTGTGGTAGTTCAGATGGTGGAGACCAGGCCGGGGAAACCCCGCCTGGGGGATTGCCTTGGCGGCGCTGCGCGCGATAACGCGCACGCCGTTCTACGTCAAGCGGGGACGGCTTGCGGCCTTTTGTCCCCGGGCTCTTTCTGGTCGCCGTCGCCGGCCTTGTCATCGTCGTCCTTGGCCGGTGTCTGTGCCTGCGGGGTCGGCGAGGGAAACTTGATGCCGTACTCGGCCTCGAGCTCTTTCTTAAACTGCAGCTCGCGCGCCTGCTGCTGCATGTTCTCCTGCCAGTCCAGCCCCTGCTCCGCACATTCGAGCTCGAGCGTGGACGTGCAGTCTTCCATCCGCCCGCGCGAGGCCTGCTGTTCCTGGAGCGGGTCCACGTAGCCGCGGCCGTCGCCGATCCAGAAGCACCGGCAGTACGCTTCCCAGTTTTCGTAGAAGCCGGGCGCCTCGACGATCCCGGCGTTGACGGCCTCCTCCAGCCACAGCGCATAGACGGGCGCGTACCAGTAGCTCGCCAGCCACTTGCGGCGCACCTTGAAGAACCGCCAGGCCTCGTTCAGCGCGGCGCGCGCGGAGGAGTAGTTGGTCTTGCTGAAGTCCTTGAGCAGCAGTTCGTAGGGAATGTTCAGCCCCGCGCCGATGTGCCGCAGGAGCGTCGTGACGAAGGGCTCGAAGCTGGTCGACGGCCGGCCGGGAGAGACGCTCGATACCTTGGTGCCCATCGGCACCGGCAGGATCATCGCGCCCTGGTAATCGATCGCGGAGCGGTTGTTGATGGACAGGCCCTCGGTGTATTTCTTCATCGCCTCCGCGTCGGAGCTGAGGAGGTTGACGATCCCTTCCTGCTCGATCGAGGACTCGATCACCATCGCGACCAGGGCGTTCGCGGCCGCGGCTTTCAGCTCCGCGTTCGTGAAATCCCCCAGCACCTTGAACTGCCGCATGACCGCGGCGAGCGCCGGGATCCCGCGCGACTGCGCGGTGCGCTCCTTGTCGTGGAGGTGGATCACCCGTTTGCGGCCCCAGTCCGTAACCGCGGGGATCCGCTCCCACTTGTAGATCCCGAAGGTCTGCGAGGAGAAGAACACTTCGCCCGGGTGCGAGTTGCGGATGAAATACGCGAGCGGCTTGCCGTACTTGCTGATCTCGATCCCGCCGCGGAGCGTGTCGGAGTTCGGCCGGCCGTTCGGGTTGCTGAGGCGGTCCGACTCGACGTTCTGCAGGCAGGTCGCGAAGCGGTAGCCGCGCTCGGGCATCCACAGCGGAAGGGTGAGCGCATCGCCGTTCATCCAGGCGCCGTTAAAACTTTGCGTGGCCAGGCCGTCTCCGGTGAGCGACTCCGCAACATCGCAGGTCGTCGTGTTCCACCAGGTCTGCCACCAGGCTTCGACGTTGTTGCCCCACTCCTCGGCCCACTTGCGGTCCTTGCCAAGGACCTTCCAGTTCGGTTTCGCGGAGAGACGCAGCCCGCACCCGAGGATGTTGTCAAGGTGCGTCTGCCGCGCGCCGCTCGCGATGCCGTGGTTGCGGTCCAGGTCGCGCGAACGCGATGAGATCCGCCCGAGCTCGGGCAGCAGGTCCGAGTCCGCGGAGCCGGGAAACGGATACCACCGCCGCAAATCCGGGTGCGACTGTGAGGCGGCCTGGAAGGCCTCGGCGCCGACACCCAGGGCGGCGCCCTCGCGGGGCTTGAGCTTGTAGTGGGGTTTGGCCATGATCGGTCAGCAGCTCCCGGGAAGATCGAGGACGATCGCCTTGCGCAGCAGCGTGTCCACCGTGCCGCCGGCGGCGACGATCTTCGCCTTCAGGTTGTCGATGTAGGCCTGCAGGTCGCCGCCGTCGGTTTCCTTGTAGGTGACCCTCATGTCGCCGTGCTCCACGGTCACCTCGTTGATGCCGAGGCGCAGCTTCTTGAGCGCGGCCTCCGCGTCGATGAGATCGGACTGCAGCTGGGCGAGGGTCGCCATGCGGGGCTCCTCTTCGCCTATGCAGGGAGCGGCGTGTCGATGAGCGGAACGAGCATCACCCGAATGGTGATTTCGTCGACTCCGTTGTACGGGCGGTCTCCGCTTTCCAGATGTCCGTGGCTTTCGACGTAGATCGCCTGGCCTTTGCTGGGGGCGTTGTGTGAATAGTCGATGCGACGGCAGATCTCGTCGCGGATCGGTTGCGGGCATGTCCCCTCCGCTTGCACTGATGCCTTCAGCGCTACAGCGATCGTTCCTACTTTTCTGAAACTCCAGCTCATGTCGTTCTCTCCTCGTTAGAAATTTTGAAGTTGGCTAGGGGATGCTCAACATCCAATGCGTCCCATCTCATCTCTGCGGACAGCTCACATCCCGAGCGATACGCCCAAACATTGGCCCGAAGACCTGGCGCGTCGCTTTCGATAGACGTAATTGCCGCCGCTCAGGCTTAGGAGTCCGGACTCCGAGCCCTTCAGGTGCCTAGTGCCCGCATCGCTTCGGCCTACGTTTCGCAGCGGCGAACCGCACCTAGCCAACATCAAAATCCCCTCCGTCAATAAGGCGTGGAGGTCGTCTCCGTGTTCGCTCCGCCAGCGTTGCCGCCCATGAGCTGCGCGAGCACCGGGTCGACCGGCGCTTTCGGCCTTGCGGGTTGCTGCGCGGGCTGGCCCGTGGGGGCGGCGGCGCTATCTCCGCCGCCCCCCGCCTGGGTGCTCACGGTCACA